AGGATATATTGTTTGAGCATTACGAACTACTTCAGTAGTATAATCTTCTCCATAAGCTTTCATATTTTCCATTAATCCATCAAATTTAATAATGTCTCCTGTTTCTAAACTCACATACTTACTGATAGGTAGCTTTAATTTAAATATATTGTGTTGGTTGCAATTAAACATATATAAATAGTTTCTAAGATTAATAGCTGTGTTCATATCTCTAATATAACCACTCTCAAAATCTAAAACCTTGTCTTCTCTATCTAGCCCTAAATAATTATAACTATATCCATTTTCTCTTCCCTCTAAAATATCTGTGCCATCTCCATTACCAAACATATCATATCCATCAACATAACCAGTTTCCTCTAAATATTCATCATCAGCATATTCTTTTCTAAACTTCACATTTACTAATGTGCTTATTTTTTCTATAGGAGTTCTTGATAAGTCATAACTAATAATATCTGTAACATTTATAGTAAAATCTACATCATCTTCTGCATAAGTGTCTTTAATATAGTAAAATGAAAAATCTGAATTAGGGTTGAATTTTGGAATTATTCTTGAATTTTCTGAAATTTCTTCTATTACTGATTTTGAAGATTTTAATTCTTTTAAACTAAAAGCATATTTATCTGCTCCATGAACATTTTTAGATTCATTTAAGCTACTTTCATCTATATTATCTTTATCTATTAACAGCTCATGCTCCAAAAAGTGAGCTATTATATCACTAGGATGCTCTATTAAAGATTTAAATTCATTACCATTTTCATCTAACTCTATTTTAGCTCTGCCTATAGTATCTATATAAAAATCACTATCTAGTGCTTTTTCAAAGATGATATAATGAATCATTCCAACATCAAATATCTCTGTTCTTAATTCTGCTTTGTTACTTAAATATTCACTATTATTAGAATCAACTCTATATGTAAGATTTATTGTACTAAATGTTGTTACATCATTTTCAAAAAAAACATCTAAAGAACCATCATGCTCACTTGAATAATTATTTTCAGCAGAATCTTGCTCAGATGGATCTATACTCCACCATTGGTCACTAGCATTGCAATCATTTAAGGTCTTATCTATTAGCTTTGTAGTAAAATCATCTCCATCTAAAACCTCGTAATCTAAATCGCCTTTATCAACTGGAGCTACATGAAGAATAAATTTATTATCGCTTTGGCTAGTACCTCCATTTGTAGCAGAATCATAAACATTAAATAAACATTTTATTTTTCCTTTAAAAAATGTGTTAGAGTAAATATTATCTGATATATCTAAATCATTAAATGGAAATAAAAAACTAGCTCTTGTATCTGGAACTTCTGTAACAGTATCATAGTCATTTATAGTAAAAAGATTAGGATTTGTATTTAAAGGAACACCTTTATATCCAAAATGTATTAACCATCCCATACTGCTACCATCATTAGAATCACGATGCCCTCTATGCATACATGGATAAATAGTATTTGCATTGATTTTTAATGAATTGTTTATATGATTGTAACCATCCCCATCAAAAGGGTTCTGTCCAAATTCCCATCCATAATCAGATAAATCCTCTAATGTTTCTCCAACATTTTCAATATCTCTTTTAGCCCATATTACCCACGAAGAATCTTGGTTGTTAAACATATCCCCTTCTCTAGTTCTTACTCTATTCCAACCAGGTTGATAAAACCCATAAGATCCAAACCAAGCTGTACCATCACTTCCATCTGTTCCAGAATCAAAATATGAATTGTTTGTTGTTTCGTGTATCATTTTTCCTCTAAAGCTTTTAAAGTGCATTCTTGAATTTGTATAAGAAGTAGTAATATCAGTAGGAACAAATTCATCAAATTCTTCTGACTCAAATAAATATGGATAACCATCATTTAAATTAAATAGATTATACATTTTTCGATTGCCATTTGGTTGCATAGTTCCATTGTTCATCGTAACCCAAACCTCGTCAAATCCAAATTGTTCAACATAATCAGAATGTATCCCCCTAGCTATAAAAAATGGTTGTGGACTAGGTAAAGCTCCTCCATTTGCATTATCTACAAACCAATCAATGTTTCTTGCAAAAGCATTTAAATCTTGTGTATCGCTAGGAAGTCCTATAGAACTTCTATAATTATTAAAATTAGTTACAAAATGTGGTTGATTTGAATAGGGTGTTGTAAAAAAGCTTCCACTAACACCAAACTCAGCTTCTAAAACTTCTTTCAACCTTTTCTTAATCCCAGCATCTGTAGGAAATTGTTTATATACAACAGTAGGATTGTCTTCATCTGCATTTAGAATATGTAAATATGAATTAAGCCATTGAAATATAGTTCCTCCCCAATTACATAAACCAGATGGTGGCATAAAATACCCATATATTCCTGCATCTTCGCTATTAAAAGTTCTAAACCCCTCATATATTAAAGGTTCATCTGGATTAATTTCTATAGTATTGTCAGGAACTGATGAAAAAGTAGAAAATGCAGTATCTGTATCTATTGCAAATTCAGGAGTTTGTATAGTTAATGGTTGATTAATAAAAGGATAACCAGCATCATCAATTTGAGAACTCAATTCTCCTGCTAAATTTGGAGATAATAAAAATTGATTAGGAGATACAGATTTAATACATTGCAATTCATTAAATGCTGGAGAGTTTTGAGGAACTATTCCTGTAAATATTTTCCTTATTTCAATATGTGAACCATTTATTAAGTATTGTTCTGAATTAGCAACATCAAAATCTTCAGGATCAGTTAACACATCTGAATTAAACTCTTGTAAAACCTGGTAATAATCATCTTTGTATATATATAATGGATTATCTTCTTGGGAATCAATGTTTTTAATTGAAGTATATCCCATAATTTCAATTTCTCTGTCTGAGTCAACAACATTAGCAATCGCATCTGTCACTATCTTTATATTCACATCTTCTGTGTTGTCATTTTTGTCTATAAATGGAATCGCAGGAGCTCTATCAACCTCTCCATATACAATAGGAATTGGAACATTTTTATACTTATCACTATAAACATCATCTCCAAAACCTGTAGTTGAAATAGGAACTTCTTTTTTTAGCTTTCCTTCAGTTAAATCTTCTACTTCTATTTTAACTTGACCTGAATCATGAGAGAACCTTTTTATTCTCCCCTCAAATATTTGCAAACAATCATCTATAGATGAACAAGACTGTGTTTTATAAAAAGCTTTTACCTCTTTATTAACCAATCCTTTTTCGTAAACAATATCACTAAACCTTTCGCCATTTATAGGAAAGTTAGATAAAGTAAATGAGAACTTGTTTATTTGTAATTTTTTTGAATTTAAATCAATAGTGTCATTTAATGTAGATATTTTTAATCCTCTATCTTCCCAAAAAATATCGTTATCAAATAAACCCTTTACTGTAGAAATATATATGTCATTATCAATAACTATTAATGGAGTTATTG